CGCCATTCCCGTATGCCAGAGCTTTGCCCAGCCGCAGCGGCGCATGTTTTCGGCCTCGGATTCGTCCGCGCGAAAACTGGCGCCAAGCAGCTTTGGCAGCAGATGCTTCTGCGCGCGGTACAGCGGGATTCGCTTCTCACTCTTCGTCCAGGAGTAGCGAGGCTCATTTATGCGGACCAGATCGAAACCCAGCGCGGCGTAGACGCCCCCGGTAAAAAGATCAAGGTCGCAATAGCTAACGATACGCCCGGCGGGCCGCATGGCAAACAGCTTGGAAGCCGCGCCGTGAACACGCAAATTTATGTCGGTAGCGAAGCGGTGAAGCGCCCAGTCGTAGAGCCCCGCGCCAGTGTGGCGGTCGCCAGACTTTTTGAAACTCATGACCGCAACGAGGCGGTCGGAGTGGAAAAGACCGAAGTTCACGTTAGCGAAGGCCCATCCCTGCGGATGGTTGGCGTTAAGAAATGTGGCGGCCCCGGCATTAGTTATTTCGCGAAGCGCGCATTTGCTAGCGCGGACCGCGGGGCGTTCGCAGCCGAGCGCATTTTGGACAACGCTAAATTGGCGCGTGTCGTCGGCAACATCTTCCCAGAGGTGGACCAGACGGATGTCTCTGGCGGCGCATTCCAGGCGTCGGCGCTCGTGATGCATCGGTTGGGGAATGCTAACGCCATTGTACAGCCGCTGGGGCGTGTTGTTTTCGTTATGCCAGTAGATTCCGCAGTACTCGACAGCGAAGAACGGAACCCCGTTTCGGTAAGCGACAATATCGAGGGTCTCGCGTTTGTTGGTGAGAAGTCCCGCGATCTCTTCTCGTACTTCAACGTCGCCAGGTGCAACGCTGCGGACGCGCTGCGCAAAAAGAGCTTGCGCGGTGCTGCAAGCTCGCACAGGCATGTGGTCACAAAATTCATCAATGCGGCCGGTGCGCTGCGCGTACTGGTAGGTCTTCGGATCGGCGTCTCGCCAGTCCACGCGTGTTTTGAACTTCTGCGCCGTAGCGTTCAGCTCGGCGGTGGTCCGCGAGTGCGGGGCAGCTTGCAAGTAAACCATATGACCGCAGCATTCGTCGAGCCAGCCGCGCCCGTGCGCAATTTGGTAAGCGACGTTGCCTCCCTTTACCCACGCGTTACGCGTAGCAAACTGAGCCGCACTCTCTTTGCAGCGTTCCAGGGTCCAGTAGCCGCTTGGTGTAGCGGTCATGTGCTCACAGCACTCACGCGTCCAGCCCTGCCGGCGCGCGGCTGCGAAAGAACCGCCGGGGCTGCGAAGCCATGCTTTCTGCGTCGTGTGCTTGGCTGCTTCGGCTTTGCAAAGTTCGAGGGTCCAGTATCCGACAGGTTTTCTCATTTTGCGGCCTCTCTTTGTGGGGCCGCATCTGTAACACGCGAAGACAACCCTTACAAGCCTCTTTTCGTGTTGCAAAGTATCTTTAACCATCGGGCCATCTTTACGCCCCCGCGCGTAAGTATTCGCCTAGCTGCAGGAGAGTAAAATGGCGGTTAACCTAAGCGCAATCAAAGATTTGCTCTTGCCTGGTCTTAGGGGCATAGAGGGCAAATACGAGATGATCCCGTCTCAATATGATAAAATATTCACCAAACACACTTCCAAGATGGCTCTTGAGCGCACTGCTGAGATGCGTTACTTGGGTCTTGCTCAGTTGAAGACTGAAGGCGGTCAAACTTCCTTTGATAACGGCGCTGGCGAGCGGTACATCTATAATCAAGAACATACGGAGATTGGTCTTGGCTACGCGATTACTCGAAAAGCCATTGACGACAACCTGTACAAGACTCAGTTCCATCCGTCGAACCTCGGCTTGATCGAATCCTTTCAGCAGACCAAGGAAATCTACGGCGCCAACATCCTGAACACGGCCACGACCTACAACTCGTCGGTCGGCGGCGACGGCGTGGCGCTCGCCTCCACGGCCCACCCGATTGATGGCGGCACCGTGGCCAATACCCCGACGACGCAGGTCGACCTCAACGAGGCCACGCTGCTCAACTCGATGATCAACATCCGCACGAACTTCCGCGATCAGGCTGGCCTGAAGGTCTTCGCCCGCGGCCGGAAGCTCATCGTGCCGCCGCAGCTGGAGCCGGTCGCTATCCGCCTGCTCAAGACTGAACTGCGCCCCGGCACTGCGGACAACGATGTCAACGCGATCCTGACCACCGCCGGCGGCTTGCCCGAAGGCTACCTGGTCAACGACTTCCTGACCTCGTTCTACGCCTGGTTCCTGCTCACGAACATCGACGGCCTCTCCTACATGGAGCGCATCAAGTTCGAGAGTGACATGCAGGTTGACTTCGTGACGGACAATTTGCTTGTTAAGGGATACGAACGCTACAGTTTTTCATATTATAACTGGCGTTCTATTTACGTGAACACGCCCACAACCTGAGTTATGCTTGGGATTACTTGGTTGAAGGTTTTTAGCTTATGACAGCTTTACTCCGTCTCGAAAGAGGGCTACAAGGTAGGTCCGCAATCATGCGGACGGAGCACGCTGCTATGAGCGACCGCCTTCCCACCCACGACGAAATCGCAGAAAAGCTGCGTTACGACGAGTATACCGGAAAGTTCTATTGGCTCGTAAAGCCCGCGCGTAATGTCTATGCGGGTTCCGAGGCCGGGTGTGTCAAGGCTACCGGCGTCTCGAACGGGAACCGGAAAGGCCATCTTTATATCCGCATTGATGGTTTCACGTTTACCGGCGGCCAGTTGGCTTGGCTCCTGCACTACGGGGAATGGCCGAGGAACCGCCTCCGTTTCGAGGACGGCGACACGCTGAACCTGAAAATTAGTAACCTATCATTGGCCAACGGTCTCGATGCTAAATTTGACCACTCTGACGGTGCGCAACGCAAGACCTACATGAAGGAGCACCGCGAAGCGCATCCACTGGCGTGGAAGGAGTCTCATCTGCGGCAATCTTTCGGCATCAGCCTGAATGATTACCACAACATGGTAGCCGCACAGGGCAACAAGTGCGCCATGTGTGGAGAGGCTGAAACAGAGATGCGCGGCGGGGAAGTCAAAGCGTTAGCAGTTGACCACAACCACAGCACGGGTAAGGTGCGTGGGCTCCTTTGCTCAGCGTGCAATAAGGCAATCGGTCTTTTGAAAGAAGACCGGGAATTGTTTTTCGCCGGCGTTCGCTATCTCGACAAGCACTCCGACGCGGGAATCGTCCCGTTCGTCCCCAAAGCGGAGACAAAGTAAATGGGTCAGACAACTTTCACGGGGCCTGTCGTATCAGGCGACCAAGGCCCCGGCACCCCCACGCCCAACCAGGGCTTTTCGGTGCTTGAGCAGCAGATCGGTCTGGCGAGCTTCGGCGCCGCCGGCAGTGTTGACAGCGTGCTCTACATCCCGGCTGGATCGATCATCACCGGTTTCACTGTTGACGTGCTGACGGCCTCGAACAACGGAACCTCATCGGCGCTGCTGATCGGCCAGACGGCGGGCGGCACGCAGTACGTGACCAGCGTCGATCTGAAGTCGGCCACCGGGCGCATCGCCATCACCTACACTGCGGCTCAGCTTGCCGCCATGAACGGCGTCACCATCGCGGGCGTTGCGGCCCCGACGCCGACGCTGGTCAATTTCCGCGTCACCAGCGTGGGAACGACGGGCACGGCGGGTTACGCCGTCGTGACTGTGCAGTACGCCCAACTGATCTCGTCCTACAGCTAAACAGGAGGCTCTGATGAAGGGTCACAAGATTGCTCCCAAGTGCATGAATGAAAAAGCTGAGCATCTGATGCGCAAGCGCGGCGGCGAGGTCTCCCGCGACGATGACGGGCCGGAAGACGGCACGGACGAGGCCGAGGAAGACGTCAAGTCGAAGCCGGAGCGCCGCAACAACTCGGCCATCGAAAGCGACGCCGAGGAAATGAAGGCCAAGCGTGGCGGCGCCCTGAAGAAAAAGCGCGTCGGCAAGGTCGAGGGCGAGAAGCACCGCGCCCACGGCGGACGCGCGGCCCGCAAGAGTGGCGGCGGCTGTGAAGCCAGCCCATTCTCTTCGGCTCGGCAGGGCACGGCGGCCACCGGGCGCAAGCTCGAAAAAGAGACGATGGACTGACCCTTCGGTCTGAAGCACAAAGGGGCCGAAAGGCCCCTTAATTTCTTATGCGAGGTTGCCGGATGCGCCCAATTGTAACCACCGTCGGCCCGCTCGTTGCAAGCGCTACGACTGCTATCGCCCTTTCGCAGACGCCCCCGGCTGGGCTGCTGACGCTCAACGGCGCGCTTGTGGTCGGCGGCGTGGCCATTCTCGACGTGGCCCGCACGGTGCTGTTCTCGTCAACCGGCAACAACTCCAACACGACATTCACGATCACCGGCACAAACTGGGCAGGCGATACGATCAGCGAAAACCTGGTCGGCGCCAGCGGCGGCACGGCCACGACGCTCCTTAGCTACAAGACAGTGACCTCGATCAGCAGTTCAACCGCCTCGGCTGCGGGCCTGACGGTTGGCACCGGCACGACGGCCAGTTCGCCGTGGGTGCGCCTCGATAGCTGGGCGATGGCACAGACTTCCATTCAGGCGAACGCGTTCGGGACGGTCAATTACACGGTTCAGCAAACGCTGGACGACCCGAACAGCGCCACCAATCCTGTTGTCGTCTCCAACATGACATGGATCAACCATCCTGACTTGGCGCTTGTCTCTGCAACGTCGAGCATTCAGAGCAACTACGCGTACCCGCCGACCTTCGCGCGTGTGGTCCTTAATAGCGGGACCGGTTCCGTCGTCACGACGTTTAGCCAGCTGGATGGGTGACGCCATGCTCAAGAGAATCCTGGCCGCGCTGGCGCTTTGTTTTCTGACGCTTCCCGCCTTGGCGCAGGGCGGTTTGATTATTGGCCCCTCGGGCGGCGGCTTGGGCATTAGCAATAACCTGGTCGGCGGCGTTTCCCCGGTCACAGGGACGTGTGCCAGCGGCTACGTTCTGTTCAATAATGTGGGTATTCTGGGTTGCCAAGCTGCGGGTGCGGCCTCCCTCACCATCGGCGGCTCGATCACAGGGTCCACTGCGGGCTACGGTCTCTACGTCAGCGGCGCAACGCTAGGCCAGTTTGCTTATGGTACAAGTGTTTTCGCGGCGCTCGCCGCCCCGCTCAACGGCTCCGCCGGCTTGATCGGTTATGGCGGCAACTCGTCCACCAACACCAATTCATATGACGCGTCAGTTCAAGTCGCGACTGACGCCTTTGTCCAAAATGCGCTCCTGCTGAGTATGGCCACGCAGCCGCTGGCCATTACTGGCGGAACATACAGCTTTCAGCCCGCCGGCTCGCCTTCGTACCCCGTCATCAACTGTACGGCGTCCGCGGGCGCTGTTGTAAGTTGCGTAGTCTTTTCGGGTGGCTCCGGCTTTGCTGTAGGCGATATGTTTGTGCCCGCTGGCGGCAATCACGATGCATTATTGCGAGTCGCCACTGTCTCAGGCAGCGCCGTTGCTTCTATCGGCGTCGTTTATGGTGGCACAGGCTACACGACGCAGAGCGGCATTGGTTCCTCGGCAACTTCAGCCATCCCGTACACGTTCTTACTTTCCGGGACTCTGACCAGTAACGCCACTATCATCATGAACAGCGGCACTTACCAGACGGCGTCGCAACAGTGGTTCCTTGCCAACAACACGACTGGCGCCTTCACCGTTACGGTTTGTGTATCCAACGGGAGCGACGCCTGCACTGCTGGTCGATCCGCAGTCATCCCGCAGGGCGCTAACAACTCTCGCCTTGTCGGCGTTCAAACCGATGGCGTGTTGAACGTCGACATCGGCAGCATCATTAACGTGAACGACCTTCAAGGACTCGCCACGGGCGCGGCGGCGGCGCTTGGCTCTGGGGTTTCCTGCGCGGCGGGAACAGTCAGCCTTCTGACTTTCACCGTGACAAGCGGCATTGTCACGCATTGTTAAGGAGCACCGCATGCGGGCCATCTTTGCTCTGTTGTTAATGGCGTCTGCGGCTTGTGACTTCCACTGTAAAATCCGCGTCGTAGCTTGCGATATCGTCGCCCGCTGCGTCACCGAGGACAAGCTCCCGGATGACGCCGCTGGCATCTGCCCGATCATGATGATGGGCGTCGTCGGCGGCTCTGGCGCTGACGCGCCGGTCTACCGCGCCGCCACGCCGCAGGATGCGCTTAACTACATGGCCACGAGTATTCTATCCGCTTACGAATCCGAGACGCGATCATGGCTTCAGGCGCAGGCCGCCGCCGCCGCCGCCGCCGTCGCTCCGGTGCAGTAACATGGTTGGGAAAGTTTGGCTCATCTCGATCTTGATCTCGCTTGTCTTCTGGGCTGGCTTGTATCGGGCGTTTGCAGCGTGTGATTTTCACTGCAAGGTACGCGTCACGGCTTGCGATACCGCCGCCCGCTGCATCACCGAGGATAAGCTCCCGGATGAGGCCGCTGGCATCTGCCCGATCA